TTCGCTCGCAGCAACCCACTCGGACCCGACGCACCAGGCGGCGACGCGGACAACCAAAACTTGGTTACCCAGCGCTCCGGGGACGACTGGGACACAAGCCAGGGGGCGGTGGTGAACGATCTTCCGCAGAAATCTGCTTCATAAATGTCACTCTCCTTCCCCTCCAGCGAGTACCCAAACACCCCGGCCGCAGCCTCAAGCCGTGCCAACACCCTCCCAAAGTGCAGGCCGTCATCACCCTCAACCTTCCACAAAGCGGCGGCTCCCCGCTTCCACAGGCCATTGCCCATAGACGGGAAGCCCCACCCCAACCAACACACACTGCCATGGATCAAAGCGTTTCCCGTCGATGTTCCAGGTTCACCTGACCATCGTTCGCGATCCACGATGACGTCCCAGCCGTCGACGTGCCGTATGTCAAGCTTGTTCAGCCGACGCAGGCACTCCGCGACCAACGGTCCCTCGCCCGCACCATCGGCAAGCTCCTGCACCCACTTCTGCTCGGCCCTCATGTGGGCTTCGCGGACGTAGGAATCGAAGCTGCTGAAGTCCGTCCAAGTTACGTCGGTGCCAGACGGCGAATTCGCCATCTCGCGCTCAATCATCTTGTCTCGCTCTCCGACAGTCATCCCCTTTATCATCATCGGGTGTTTCCCAACGCATCGATCCAAGACAGCGTAGTACGGTCCCAACACCCAGCATAGCACCTCCGGGAGCGGAGTGATGTTGCGTGGCTTCTTCGTCACCTCGATCTTGATGAAGCAACGGGCCTTCAACGTTCTCTCCAACTCCTCCCACGCCCACTCCTCGGAGTACGCCTCGCGGCGCCTCCTAAGAGCGGGCGGAAACCTGGCCAGCCATTGGGCTCGCCAGTGGTGGTGCCATGCCGGGGGGGGTGTACCACTGGTATGGTGGTGGGGTGGGTCCGTGCACGAACCAAGGAGCTGGCGGCTGGATTGCCACCGGTGGAACCGCATCCATTCCACCTCCTCGGCCTCTGCCACGACCGCGGAGCGACGCACCTCCTCGACGAACGCTTGAACCACGTCCGCCGTCTGTACGTCTGCGATCGCGCGCACTACCCTGGAAGCCTCCTTGCGCTCGCGGCTTCTTGGTCCCCTGGCTCCCGGCTGCAGAATTGCCGCCATCACCGCCTCCCTCCTCAGGTCCTCGTCGATCTCCATCTTGGCCAGCAGCTCCCGGGCGCACGTCGTTCCAAGACACCCGCACGCTGCTACCGGAATCCGACGCGCCGTCGGAAGGTTGGGGCTCTGCTCCAGGTCGAACGATTGGGGCATCAGGTACTTGCTCCCCGACCGTCCTCGCAGCAAGAGCTGCAAGCAGTGCGACCCTAAACAGATCCGTGGTTCCGGCGTCTTCTGGACGACCCTCAGTTGAATCGACGCCAGGGCGTTGATTTGGCCGATCTCCCCCCCTGTGATGGGAAA